CCCGACGCATCGGCTGGTACAACTCCGGCTGGAAGGCGTCCGAATGGGCATCGGCCCAGTCGATCTTGATGCGCGGGTTGACCGCGTACTGGCCGATGCGGGCCATTTGCTCGCACAGTTTCTCGACGCCGGGAGCGCCCCTGACGTAGCGAACGTGGCCGTCGACCCAAAAGGTCGAAGCGGCATGCAGGCGTTCGTACTTCTTGGTGGAGCCTCGCTCGAACTCGATGAAGCGCGGCATAGGTTCGTTGGCATCGGCGAAGAAGTTCTTGAGGTTCATCTCCCACGAACCCTTCTTCCCAGCTCTCGTCTTCTCGTCGGTGATCGCGATGATCCGGTGCCCGAGACGACGGTAGCGTTGGACGGTCGCGACGATCAGCCTGCCGAAGTCTTCGGCCCTCAGCGAAGCATTTCCATAGCCTTCGATCACGTACACGTCGCCGGAACCGTTGCGCGGGTAGCCGTGTACCACGAGCACCGTCTCGTCCTTGGTGCTGACCTTGTTGCCGTCCGAGAAGGCCGTATCGCAGCAGATCGCGAACCGCAGGTTGGACCACGGCACCTCCTTCTTCTCGACGCCGCACTGCACGATCTGCTCGCGCGTGATCGGGTTCAGTTCGCTGATGGAAGGATCGTTCATGACCTGCGAAGCGTAGCGCAGGGGGTCGGTCTTCTGGTAGCGGGTCATGCGCTCCTCGGGCCACACCTTCGGAGTCGTGGGGTGGTTGTTGGCATCGCGACCGGCGAGGAAGTAGACGTGGATGTTGCCGTCAGGAACCACCTGAATGGCATCCGTCTGCATGCCCGAGACAGAGGCCACACCCTGAGCATTCATCTGCTGGCCCAGGTGGTCCTCTACGTCATATCTCGTGCCGACATCCACATGCAGTCCGTCGCCTTGAAGTACCGGGACCAGCGATGAACCCTGTGACATGACGGCGGCAATCCAGTTCGTGTCCGTGGTCAGGCGTTCGTAGGAGATGGGATCATCGCGGAAGATGGCGTCTGGGTGAGCGCCGACGATAGAGGTTTCGACCGCGAACGTACCCAGCGAGGGGTCGGCGCGCGAGGTCTGGCGTCTCGCCGCGTGCGTGATGTATTCGCGGGTCCACTGGCGGGCGTTGGTTGACCAGTCGCCGAAGAGCCTGACGAACAGCGAGTAGGGGTCCGAGCCGTCGATGACGCCGCGCATGATGTTCAAGAGTTTGCGTGATAGATCAAGGCTCTCAGAGCCGGTGAAGCTCGACAGTTCTGGGTCGAGGACGTGGAGCCACAACTGCCCGGCAGCGGTAATCATCCGCGACTTGCCCACCTCGCGGTGGACAATCACCATCAGGTGCTTCTGGCGAACGATTCCGTCCCGTCGCCATTGCTGCCACTCCTCGACGTGCATCTGGAACCAACGGGCGAGCGGCTCGTGGATTTCCGGGTCGATCCATTTCTGGCCCTTGGGTGAACTACCGTCGCCGAAGGCCCAGAGGAAGAACGTCCAGAAATCGGTGCGGGCGAAGTGGCGCATGAGGTCGAACTCGGCACGGCCGTCCCAACCGAGTTTCTGGCGTGGTCGTTCGTCGTAAGAGCGTTTCGAGGGTCGTTCGTCGCGCAGGGTCATCAGGCGGCCGTTTCGGGTTCTTCGATGGAAGCGTGGACGGCGATCTGGTCGAGCTTGGACTGTTCGCGATCCATGAACATCTTGAGCGCCATTTTCTGGCACCACTCGCCCTGTACGGCGAGGCCCTGACGGACGGGGAAGCCCTTGGGGATGCCAGCGCGGGGCTTCACTTCGGGGAACATCTTCCACAGGGTACGCAGGGTGCGCGGCAGGGAGGCCTTGTCGATGGGGGGCAGATCGGCTTCGGTGACCTTCGGTGCGGCATCGGTGAGCTTGCGTTGTGCCGAGGGGAAGGCTTTGCGGTAGGCGAGACGGGCGGCGGTGGAACCGGCGGCACGGATCAGGCGTGCAAGACGTTCGATTATCTCGGCATCGAACAGAGGCGGGGGAAGGGTGGCGGCCTCGGTGTCCTTGTTGCGAAGCAACTGGATGGCGCGGATCTGGCTGGCACCTTCACCATCACGGACGATGTCGCCGAGGATCTGTTCGATTTCATCGACGCTGGGCGGCTTGCGTTTCTTGTCGGATTCGTTCACGAGACACCCCAGACTTCGGCCCACAGGTCAGCGACGTAGCAGGTGGTGAGGTTGTGCGATCCGCCATCATCGACGGCGAAACCCACATACATACGCAGGTCATTGATGTTCGCCGCATCCCACGGGTTGCCGTCCGGGTCGGTGGTGGCCTGCTGGCTGGTCAGCGTCTGGAAGACCGGGAAGGTGGGGAAGGCAGTATCGTCCGGGGCCTGGTCGGTGTCGCCGTTGGAGATCAATGCCCAGACGAGTGTCGCGGGTGGGTCGATGGGTCCGGCATCGGCGAACTCGACGGAGACGCGAGCCCTGAAAATCAGGTAAGCGATGGAAACGAACGATCCGGCGAAAGTTTGCAGGAACCCATCAGTGGCGACCGGCGGAACAATGAGGGACGTGGGTGCGGGTGCGGAGTCGGATTTAGTGGTGGCTTCTGACTGGTCGCCGAGGATTCCTGTTGGACGGAGCGTGGTGATGAGGCCGAACGAGGGTGCGCTAGTCGGGGCTCCACCGACGAGGACATCGAAGACGCGGTGGCGGACGAGTTCTTCGCGCAGGGTGGTGAGTCCGCAGGCCATGCAGGTGTAGCGGTCGACGTGGGTGAACCTGCTCGGCATGTGAACGCGAGCGGGGGCGGGCGAGCCGCAGGCGGGGCAGAGGAGCTCTTCGGTACTCATCGTTCCTTGAAGGTGTCGATGACCATGAGGCTCACCGGGGGGAGCTCGACGGCTTGCGCTGGCGCCGCGGAGAGTCGGCAACCCCGGCAGCCTCATGGCGTTTCTCGGAGAGCATGATGGCGATGGCCTGTTTGCGTGATTTCACGACGGGACCGGACTTCGATCCTGAGTGCAGGTGACCGGCGGCGAACCTGGGCATGACGTTCTTGGCTGGCATCTAGGCCTCCGGGATGCCGAGAGAGCGAAGGCAGTCGGTGGCGACCTGTTCGGGGGAGGGCGGGCGGGCGGTTTCGACCTGCTTCTTCGCGAACGAGTACATGACGATGCAGCGGAGACGGCGCAGGTCTTCGAGCGAAAGGGTACGGGCGAACTCGGGACTGATGGCCGCCTCGGCGGCGAGCATGAACATGAACCTGCGCTGGTCTTCGTTCATGGGGACTCCGGGAATAAAGGCCCGCCCGCAGGATGGCTTTCGGTGCATCCACCGCAGGTCTACACGTCGAGCACACGAGCGGGCCAAGAAGGGTGGGTGCGTGGGCGGACGTGGAAAGCGCTTCGCCTCGCTCCCGAGGGTTCTGCGGTGCCCATGCACCTGCGGGCAAGATGCGCGCGGGTTTGGCGTGTCGTCAAACGGATTCCTACGAGCGCGGCAGTTCGGCGTTGTGAACGCGGCAGGCGTGTGAGACATCCGGGGATTTCAGTTCGCTACCGAACAATCGGATGGCGTTCGAGGAGACACCGTTGAAGCGGCATTCGCAGCCGATGTGTCGTTCGGCGCGTTCGCACCAGTCGCGGTAGGCGTTGGGGTCGTCGTGGTGTTGGGGCATGGAGCGTTTCAAAGTTTCTTCGGCGGAAGTGGCACAGGAGGCGTTGAACCAGTTCCACGGGCGGTTCAGGTCGTGCCATTTGTGTACGGAGGGGAAGGCGGAGCGGACCCATTCGGGCTTGATCCGCAGGAGCATTTCGACATCGGCGGGGGAGAGGAACTGGTCTCTGACCTGTGTGGACACGTCGCGGACGAACGCAGTCACGTCGTTGTCGACGCGGGACTCGGAACGGAAGGCGGAACCGGACTGGGAGAAGCCCCAGAATGGCTTTGAAGTAGCGCGCTGGATAGCCGCATCAGAAACGACTCTTTTGACGGTCATGCTTCGTCCTCCCAGCGGCGTTGGTTGAGCCATGTGGCGGGGTGTGGAACGAACTCCAGTTCGTCATCCTTGTGCCTCGTATTCCAGACCTCAAGGCCGTCCATGATGGCGGTGAACAGGGCGGATTCCTCGGCCGGGGAGGTGAGAGACAGGCCCAGCCGGGTCCAGGTGGCGAGGGCGGCTCCCTTGCCAACGGGTCTCCGGTAGGCGGGCCAGAAGTCGGCGGCGAAGGAGTCGAGCCAGTCTTTCGAGGCCCGACGCTTCTCGCGGACAACGGTTTGAAGCACTTCTCCGATGCTAGGTGAGGGAGCGAGCCGCAGGCGAGCGGTCGCTTCTACTGCTTCTACTTCTACTTCTACTTCTGCTTGGGCTTTCTCTGGCTCACCTTGGCTTACATCGCTTACGCCAGATTTCTTCTCTCGGTGCCTGCGGACGGCTTCGCGGACCTGTGCCTTACGTGTTTCGGCGTCACGGATGGCCCGGTACTTGGCGTAGTTCACGATCCTCCACCCCCAGTCCCGGTGTTCGTCTAGCCGGACGATTCTCCGGCCATCCTCCTCTGGGCTACGCGAAAGCCCGTCCGCCGACTCCAACTCTATCACCGCGGCCCTGACTCGGTCCTCGGGTAGCCCAGTGAGTGCTGCGATCACAGGGTGGTAGTAGTCCACCTCTCCAGTAGCGTCGGCGTGGCAAAGCATGAACACGAACACCAGCTGGGCATCGGAGCGCCCGACTAAACTCCCTTGCCACAACGACTTGAATACCTTCGCGAACATTTACACCTCCTTGTGTAAGCTCCGTATGCTTACCACGACACAAGAGATATTACTGTATCGGCCTGTAGTACTCAAGAGATTTCTTAGGCCCATTCTGTGTTCGTGCTCTCCCTGTATTACCCCTGCTTACATGTGATGTGGTCCTCGTAATGCCACCCCTCCCTATCCACCTAACCCCTTCCCCCACAAAATCTTCCAGATATTTGCGGTCAAGGGTTACCTACGTGATCTCTCCAGCCTTGGGGGGCCCCCCCTGCCCACTTCGCCTACAGACAAACTGTCAGTGTGTCATTCTGTCGCATTGCACAACCGTTCACTGTCCGATAATGGGACTGTCATAACATGATGATACACAATGGGTTGGGAGTGACAGCTTTACATAACGTAGCGGATTGGACGGCTGAAGAGCTGGTATCCCATTCCTAGCATGAGGTGTTTCAGCGTAGGGCAAGGGAATGCGCGTGGTTCGTGGGACCAACGAAATCAAGCCCAGCTCTTAGTGTCTGTGTGTGAGGAGTAGAGAGGCTTGCGGCGCGGCATCCGTCGCGGTGGTGCGAGCGGCAGTCCGCGCGGGGCGAGTAGCGGTCGCGCTAGCGTCCAAGGCGGCCGCGGTGCCCATGAGGCCTTGCCGTGTCCCGATGCCAGGGCCTCAAGTCCCGGACGCCTCGTGCCGAATAAATAGCACGCACCCGAAGAAACCCACTTGACAGGCTAGCGGGCCGCATATATATTGACTGTGAAGGCGGGAACCTCTCCCGCCGATACTCCCCGACAGGAGACCCGACACCATGACCAAACAGTTCAATCAGTCGAACACGCGCGGTTACACCGACGCCGAACTGGCCCGCGCGAACCAGCTGATCGCCGCGTGGGACCGCGAGAACCCCGCGCCCGAGACGTGGCCCGACGACGAGTGCCACAAGGGCGGCCGCGACCGGGCGTGCGAACGCATTCTGCGAGGGGTCGGCGTCGGGGAGGCGAGCGCCTACCGCCTGACGCATTCCGCGCCCCGCTCGTCCGCGCTGCGGGCGGGGCTGACGTGCCCGACATGCGAGGCATTCAATGTGACGGTCGTTGTCGGCCAGCGCGAATGGTGCTACCGCTGCGGCGAGGAGTTGCTGTGCTGCCTCCACTGCTCGCTCCCGGTGGCCGAGGACGAGCAGGACGCGGACAGCCGCGAGCCGCTGCACTGCGAGTGCGCCACGGCGTACGCGGCCGAGCGGGCGCAGGAACAGGCGGACAACCGGGCGGAGATGGAGAGGGAACGGAACTACGCCGACAACGCGGCCGACGCGGACAGCGATACGGCAGAGAGCGAAGGGGGAACGGAATGAGCACGAACGCGCAGCACACGCCGTGGAAGGGGCCGCTGGCAGTTTCGATCAGCGGGGCAATCATTGACGCCACAGGCATTCCCGTGGTGTACGCGACAGGGTTTCACCACGCTGAGGCGGCGGCCATTGTGCGCGCTATCAACCTCTCGGACGCCCTGCTCGCGGCGCTCAAGGGGATGGCGCGCGAGGAAATCAGCGTGCGCGAGAACGAAGAGGGCGAAGATTACGTCACGTGCCCGCGCTGCGAAGCAACCGGCTGGGGTGGCGGCGAGGACGCCAAAGACGACATTGACCACAGCAGGGCGTGCGTGTTCGCCCTCCTCGCGCAGGCGGAGGAGATGGGGCGCGAGCGGCGCTATTACGGGGAGGATGGACGATGAACCAGCCCAAGTACGATATCGGGCAATCGGTGTGGGCGGCCGCGACCACCAGCGGCCCGGTGCGCGAAACGTGTCCCGACTGTTTGGGAGAGAGGGTTTGGGCGTGCGTGCTGCCCAGCGGCGAGGCGCTGAACGTCCCGTGCCCCACCTGTGCCCACGGCTACGACGGGTCGCGGGGCTACATCATGGATCGCTACGAGTGTTCCCCGCGCGTCTGGGAGGGGGTCGTGGGAAGCGTGCGGATCGACACCAACGACCGCGAGCACCCTGTCTCCTACATGCTGCACGAGACGGGCGTCGGCTCCGGATCCATATCCATCTACTACGAGCCGAAACTGTTCCTTTCGCGCGAAGAAGCCGAGGCGTGCGCCACTGTGGAGGCAGAGAAGCAGCAGGCACGCCTGATCGAATCGAATGTCATGGCGCGCAGCCGCCGCAAGCACGACCGCCCGGGCTCGCTCGTGGCCTACCTTCGCAGCGACATAAAGCGAAACGAGCGAGACATCGCACGCACGCGCGAGCACCTTGCCAGGATCATGGCGGCACACCCGCGCATGCTCGCCGCCCCGGCCGAGAGCGAAGGGGGAAAGCCGTGACCGCGCTAGAACGCCGCGTGCGCCGCGTGATCCCGCTGGTGCGCGACTACGGGCACGCCCGCCCACTGGTCATCCTGCTGCACCCGCCCACCGCGAGCACGCCAGCCGAACTAGAGGTGCGCGAGCTGGGCCGCCGCAAGGGCCCGCGCATCAGCATCGCGCGCCTCTACACGATGCTCGCCCGCAACGCCGCTGGCCTGCCCGCCCCGCGCGGTCGCAAGGCACGGAGGCTGCCGTGACCCGCCCGTGGTGCGCCTGCGGCAAGGTCCGGCTCCAGGACTCCGCCGCCGTCCGCATCGAACAGCAGGGCAACCGCCTGCACGTTCACGAATCCCCGAAATGCACCGCCTACCGCATCGGCTCCGAAGACTCGTCCCCAAAGAAAGGCAGGAAATAATGACGAATGAACGCCTGCGCGCGGTCGGGCGATTTATTGCCGCGCTCATCCTCTTTGGCTTGTTAGCCGCCTCCATCTGGACAACTCTGGTCGTGTTCGGGCCCGCCAACTTCTAGGAGAATCCGCCATGCACGTCACAACCGAAGCCCTCAAAATGCAGGAACGCCGCATCCACCGCGCCCGCCGTATCGCCCGCCGTGGCGACCAGGCCCGCAACATCGGCGTTCAGCACAAACGCGCCCAAGCCCTGCTGCCGCTCGATCTCGCCGAGCCGGGCAGCCTCGACCGCTACTTCGCCGATTCCGGGCATCGCCAGTTCAAGGCCGACCGTGCCTTCGAGATCGCCCGCCGCTACTACCAACTCGCCGAGCGCGTCCGGCTGGGGATCGCATGACCGACGAACCGCGCCGCCGCCCCGGACGCCTGTCCTCTAGCGTCCTCGCCACGATGGGCCAGCACGCCGGTTTCCAGACCGCCGACGAACGTGCCGCCGTCCTCGGTATCTCCCGTTCGCACCTGTTGCACGTTGAACGTGGCGCCGTCAGGCCGTCCGCCAAGGTCGTCGACGCCATGTCCGAGGCCTACCACCAACCCGTCGAGAAGATCGAACGCGCCGCCGTGCTTGCCCGCACTACGCTGGCACACAGGATCATCGCGCAAGCAAACTCGGTCGAATCGTAGCCTTCTAGGTAGCCGCACCAATAGCATCCAGCCACCAATCGTCCGTCAACTCGCTAAGTGACACGTTCACAATAGGAGCAGCACATGGAATCCGAGCGAAAGCACCCCCTGGCTGAGCCCGATTGCTCCCGGTGCACCGGTTCCGGCGATTACTGGTACGTCGATTCCGCCGGGACACTTCACATGGAGACATGCGACTGCGTCCTCATCCACCTCTACCCGGAGGACTGAACAAATGGGCATGCCCAAGCCGAAAACCGAAGGCCGCTACCTCAAGGCACCGAAAGCCGGACAATCCGTCACTCTCCGCATCCTCTCCGACCCCGTCGAGTTCTATCAGGCGTGGAAGACGGACGGGGAGGGCAAGCAGCGCCCGATCCGCAAGCCGTTCCTGACCGATTTCAAGCGTGGCGACTACGACGAGGTCAACAAGTACGGCACCCAGCAGTCCCCCGCCTACTGCCAGGCCTTCCCTGTCATCGGTCCCACCGGGGAGGTCATGGTATTCACCGCCCACCAGAAGACCATCCTCGATGGCCTGTACGCCCTCGATAACAAGCCCAAGTGGGGCGACCTCACCGGGTACGACGTGACCATCGAGGGGGCCGAGGACGGCAAGTCCTACAGCGTCACCCCGGACCCCAAGACCCCGCTCTCCGAGTCCCACAGGGCAGCATGGGAAGGGCTGGTCCGCAACGGGTTCAACCTGCGGCTCCTGATCGAAGCTCGCGACCCGTTCAAGGAACTCGGGGAAGTCACCGCCGAACACGAACCGATGTCGTCCAGGGTGGATGACTTCGACCCGCCGCCCGTAGACGACGACATCCCTTTTGAATAACTCCCTTCTATGCTAGCCTCGGGGCTAGGAGGGAGCAAAAGTGACCGAGAAGGCCTGTTTCAAATGCGGAGAGGTTATGCCGCCGTCCGAGTTCTATGCCCATCCGATGATGAAAGACAAGCATCTTGGGAAGTGCAAAGGATGCACGAAGAAAGATGCTACAAACCACCGCGACAACAACTTGGACAAGATCAGAAAGTACGACAGAGAGAGGTTCAAAGACCCCGACCGCAAGAAAATGATCAAGGTCTACATGAAAAGGATGAGAGATAAGAGCCGAGACAAGTTCATCGCCAGGAGCAGGCTCGCTTACGCACTGAGAACAGGAAAGATCGAGCGTGGAACATGTCGGGTGTGTGGCGATAAGAAAGTTCAGGCCCACCACACCGACTATAGCAAGCCGCTTGAAGTGATGTGGCTTTGCTCTCCGCACCACTGGGACCAACACAGACGCGAAGAACTCAAGTCGAAAGGAATCCCACCATGCGACTGATCGACGTTGAATCCGACCTCATCGCCGCCCTCGAAGCCCTCATGCTGGCCGAGGAAGAAGGCCGAGAACCCGACCCGGAATCCCTCGCGCTGGCCAAGCAGTACGCCATCAACGCCACCGAGAAACGGGACGCCTGCGCCACCTTCCTGTCCTTCGTGGAAGGCCGTGAGGCGGAACTGGCCGAACGCATCAAAACCCTCTCCAAGCAGCGAATGGCCATCGCCAACGCCCGGGAACGGTTCGAGGGCTACATCCTCATGACCATGCAGGCCTCGGGGCTCATCATGGCCTGTGGGGCCCTGTCCAAGTTCGTCGTCAAGATCTCTGAGGCGACGGAGGTGGACAATCCCGATGCCCTGCCAGCCGACTTTACCCGGGTCAAGATCGAAGCCGATAAGACGGCCGTGAAGAAGTACCTGAAAGACGGCCACAAGCTCCCCGAGGCTGCCGGGGCACGGATTGTTTCACGTGAAACACTCGCCGTGAAGCCATTGGCCGTGAAGGACCGCCCCGGTTCGATGGTCTACGGGGGGACAGGGGAAGTCATCGAACCACTCACCACAGGAGAAACCCGATGAGCGGTAGCCTGCTGCACAATCTCGCCGAAATCCGTGAAATGCAGGGCCGCGAACCCCTGCCCGACCCCACGCGCATCCAGGGGTTCGAGGCTGGGTCCGCCCCGGTCCCCGAATCCCGCCCGGTCTATTCAGCCCCCCTGAACCCGCCCCTGCCCCCCGGGGTGGAGGATGAGTTCCTAGACGGCGGCCCGCCTGCGGAAGAAGCACAGGTCCCCGCGAGCCCCCTCATCCCACGCAGGAGGTCGGAACAGCACCGACTTGTCCAGCCCCCAGGGATGGACGAACAGGCACTCTCCAGTGCCCTCGCCGGGATGCCGGTTCCCCTGCTGGCCGTGCTCGACCGGGAGGCCACCTGGAAGGGCCGGGCGGTCGCCCTGTCCGAGTCGGACGAACGGGCCATCCGCGCCGTGGTCCTGAAGGCCATCCAGCGTGAGGTACAGGCGGACTTGCAGGCCGCAGGGGTCAGGCGCGTCCGCAGGCCCAAGGCGGTGCTGGAGGCCGCTACGGCCCAACCTGCGAAGCGTGGCAGGCCCCGCAAGGTGACGACGTGAGGAAGATCATCTCCCTCGGAGCCGATTCCCGGTTTGCCGTCTGTGACGATGGGGCTGTGTTCTTCTGGACGGGCCAGAAGTGGGAGCCGTGGGGTCGACCGCCCATTCCGCAGCCGGACTGTCTCTGCCGGTGCGGGGACAGAACAGAGCCACACCTGCACTCCAACGGAGGCACCTACCTGCCGCCGCCGGTAGTCGATGCGGTGGCTGAGGCGAAGATTGAGCACCTCAACCCGACCGTCGCAATGGGCTCCGGACCAAAACCGATCGACCCCCCGCCCGACTACCGCACGCCGGACAAACCGGGCGGCCAGTTCTTCCCGCGCGACACAAAGCCAGGGAGGCGCCCGTGAGCCTCACCCCCGAAGACCTGACTACCCTCTTGGAGGGGCTCTACAAGACGGGGGCGAAGCCAAACCTGCTTGAAGGAACGGCGAACGGCAGAAAATTTCGCCTCTGTCGAATGGCGGATGGGTACGAGTGCTACTTCTACGACACCCAAACCTCAATCCGCATCGTGGAGCGCCCGTGAGCCCGGACTCCTTGGAAAAACTGCGGCGGGAGATCGCCCTAACGCTCGGCAGGGCTGCGTGGTCCGCAACCCAGCCTTCGCCACCTGCTGGGACGATCTACACCCAAGAGCAGTTTGCCATGTGGCTTGCCGCCGCCGACGAGTGCATCCGCCAGATGGAGTGGGCGCGGCGCACGGTCACTGGATCCGAGCAGGACTATTTCGTGTTCGGCGGACTCCGGTATCCGTTCCCGCCAATCGTCGCCGCCCCCGAAGGATGGAAGCCGTGAGCCCATACTCTACGACCTGCGTGGTGGAAGAGGTGAAGCGCGTAGCGGTCTTTCCGGGGGGGGGGAGAGCCGCGACAGATACGTTTTCAGACCACCTTTAGCAACGGGCTTGTTTGTTTTCTGGATCGCCCACTTGAGGTGGGGGGGAGATTCCGCGTCACCGTACAGGACGATACCGGAGAGGATCGATGACCTACGCCGCCGGAACTGCCGTCACCGAGCCCGAGTCCCGGGCGCAGGTGCAGGCCCTCCTGCTGGCTCACCGCGCCACGCAGGTCGAAGTCGGCGCCAATGCCGCCGGGGATGCCGTCGTGAAGTTCACGCTCCGCCGACAAGTCCGCATGCTGGTTCCCATGCCCGCCGGTCGTGAACGCCAGCGGCGCTGGCGGGTCGTGCTGCTGCTGCTCAAGGCCAAGCTGGAAGCCGTGTCGTCAGGCCTCAGCACGTTCGATGACGAGTTCCTGGCGCACATCGTTGCAGCGAATGGCGAGACGGTCGGCCGCATGGTGCTGCCGATGCTCGCGGGGAGGACGGCGTGATGGACCAAGAGCTGAACGTCAACTGTGGTATCGCAGATTTTCTGGACCGGGTGTCGATGGTCCCGGAGACGGCCGTTCAAGTTCCGTACTCCGGTCGGATAGTTATGTGGTCCCAGTATGAGTGGGGTCACTGCCTGAGGCATCTCAGGCCGGGCGCGAAACTTTGGCGCGACGGCCCCCGATGGTTCGTTTCCGACTGGGGCTTCGACTCCGCCCCACCGCCAGAGAAACCCCACAAACCACTCGCCGTCACACCGAGGAGGTCGCTTGTGGACAGGGTTTTTCGGAGAGCCTGGCCGCCGCTGCTGGGGCGGGCGTCGTGAGGCCGCTCCCGCTGTGGATGGAGTCAGCGCCAAACTCTGGCAGCCGCACAGGCCGCGACGCCGCCGCCGACATCGTGCCACACATCGTCACGCTGCGTGCTCGCGTGCTGGCCTACCTCGCCAGCCGGGGAGAACTCGGGGCTACGGCGGAGGAAATCCAGTTCGATCTTCACCTGTCCGGGAACACCGTCAGGCCACGGTTGGTTGAACTGGGCCCACCGCCCAAGGGAACGGATTGCATCTACCGCACCGGGGAGACACGCAAAACGCTCTCCGGACGCAACGCCGAAGTTTGGCGCTACAAACCATGAAAGAGGTGCCGACATGTTGAGCCCGAAGCGCAGGGCCGCCTTGGTAGTCGAGATGACGAACAGGTACGGCACGACTTACCTCACCGCGCGGGGGAGCTACGAGGACGCTCATCAAGCGGCCATCACTGAGCTTGTAGACACGATGCTCGCACGCGAGGAGGCTCGGGTCACGCCGCTGGTGGAGGCGGGTGTGCGGCTCTACGAGCAACTTCCCCCAGCATGGTGGCTCGCTATTGCGTGGCGCAAGGCCCTCGCCGACTACCACGCCTCTCAGTCCGATCCCGAGCCGGAGCCCCCGACGCTGGCGCAGGCGGTGGAGGCGCTGCTCGTGGACATGAGCGTCCCCGACCACTACTCGGAGTCCGGCTGCACCACATGGACCGGAGTTCGCCTGCAAGAACTGTCGGCTGTCAAGGCCGCTCTCGCCCGCGAGCAGGGGCGTGCGAAATGAGCACCCCGACGCCGAATCCACACGACGCTACCCACGATCCGGTGCGGCGCGATGCGTGGGATGAAGGGTATGCGGCGGCGCTGGCCCAGATGCCGTACGACCAGCAGGCCGCCGACACAATCAAGCGGCTGATGGCCGAGCGCGGAGAAGCCGTGGCGCAGGTCGCGGCGTTGAGGGAGGCGCTGGGGCGCATCTGCGCCTTCGACTGTAGAGATCTCGGGGGTTGGGCCGTCTGTAATAACTCGTGCCAATCGTGCATTGCTGATGCCGCGATCCACGCCATGACCTGCCAAGCCGAGCGCGGAGAAGGGAGCACGTAGTGGGCTGCACAGACTACGAAGGTGACGTACACGCCGAACGTCGAGGCAAGCGCAGGACCCGCCGAGCCGAGCGACCGGACGCGCGCGGTTTTGTCGCCGGCCTGCGCGAGCGGTTGCTCGCCGAGATGCTGCCGTGCCCAACCTGTAAGCGGGTGAAGGTGACGCTGCGCGACATGGGCGGGCGGCTCGGAGTCTCGGCGGCGACGGTGATGCGCTGGCTCTCGCAGGGACGCGAGCCGAACGCGCGGACCATTGATGCAGCGGTGCGCTACCTCTCGCGGAGGCCCCGATGAGCGCGCCGCGCAAGCAGGCCCGCCCATGAGCCGCGTGCTGTATTGGCTGCGTCTGTATCGCCCGCTCATGCGGCTGGCGCATAGGTTCCACTGGCACTACGCGCCGCCCCTGTACCCGGACGGAGACACGATCCTCTGGTGCCAGTGGTGCGGATTTCGCGCGGTGGTCAAGCGGTGCGGCGATAAGCCGTTGATTGCGAACGCGCCACCGTCCGAGGGTCGCCATGCGTAGGCCCGCCCTTAAGGCGTGTCGGGAGGCAGGCTGCCGCATCGGCCGCACGCTCCCAGCGCCGCGCAAGCAGGCCCGCCCATGAGCCGCGTGCTGCTGTTCACCCGCAAGGTCGGCGGACAGCCGAAATGCGCGTGGCGCTGTTCTCGCGGCGTGATTCGGACCAGCGCATTCGTTGAGTGCGTAGCCGCGTTGAGGGATGGCTTGAGCGTGCTGCATGGGCCGGGTGAAGTAGCAGCCGCCGTGGCGTACGAATGGTGGCTGGTGGAGTGCGAGAACGCCGACGCGGGGCGGGCATGTATTGCGCTCGCGAAGGCATCCGGCTGGCTTCGCACCGAGTTCAACGACGACGCTTTCGTGGACGGCGGCACAGTGGAAGTGCGCGGCCGCATCCTCGCCTCAGGCGGTCGCCATGCGTAGGCCCGCCCTGCTGCTCGCGCTCGCCCTGTGCGCTCCGGCGCAGGCGGCGACGCTGACGTGGACCTCCCCGCTCGTGAACCAGATTGGCGACACCCTCTCGACGCGCCCGCTCGCCTACCAGATCGCCTACTCGACGCAGAGCGCAACGTGGGTGGCCTTCCGCGACTCGTGCCTGCGCGACACCGCTCTGTGGGCGAGGGTGGTCCGCGAGGCCGAGCCCGTGCCCGTCGCCAGCGGACACACGCTGCCAGGCGAGCACATGAGCGTGCCCGCGCCGCTCGTGATCTCGTTCTACTGGCCGTTCAGCCTATGGGTGAGGACCAAGCAGGACAGCAGCGGGTGGAGCGTGTGGAGCAACCCTGTCACGAGAGCAAGCAACTAACCCGCCCGCGAGGGCAAGGAGGATGGAATGGCAACGAAGAAGGCTGCGAAGTCGAGCGCGAAGCGATACGTGATCGTGCGGACCTACTCGGCTGGCGTTCACGCGGGAGTGCTCGAATCGCGCAGCGGGAAAGAGGTCGTGCTGACCGGGGCGCGGCGGCTCTGGTACTGGAAGGGCGCGATGTGCCTGAACGATCTGGCCGTGCTGGGCACGAAGAATCCCGGCGAGTGCAGGTTCGGCGTGCCGGTGCGGATCGAGCTGACGGAGGCAATCGAGGTCATCGACACGAGCGCCGAAGGCCGGGCATCCATCGAAGCGGTGAAGCCGTGGACGGCGTGAAGGATTACGGGGCAGGGTCCGGGTCAGGGTCCGGGTCAGGGGACGGGTCAGGGTACGGGTACGGGTCAGGGTCAGGGTACGGGTCAGGGTCAGGGTCCGGGTCAGGGGACGGGTCAGGGGACGGGGACGGGTCAGGGTCAGGGTCAGGGTCAGGGTTAGGGTCAGGGTACGGGTCAGGGTACGGGTCAGGGTCAGGGTCAGGGTCCGGGTCAGGGGACGGGTCAGGGTACGGGTACGGGTCAGGGTCAGGGTCAGGGTCAGGGTCAGGGTCAGGGTTAGGGTACGGGTCAGGGGACGGGTCCGGGTAGAACGCAAAGCGAAGGTGCTGGCGGCGGCGTGGAAGGACACGCCCGGTCGTTGAGGGAGGGGTGGCCGTCCGTAGACGCGGAGCGCAACGGTTATTGACGTACACCCGCCGAGCCGTTTACCCGGAGCCGGAATCAAGCCCGGCCCGCCAGCACCGAGTAGTCCGGTAGCACAACCGCCGCGCGAGCGGCAGAAGAAACACAACTCACAACGGAGGCAATATGGCAAAGGCAGCGAGCAAGAAGTTCGTGATCGAGAAGCCGGACATTCGCACCCTCAAGGTACGCGTAGTCGGGCTGTCGCCGCTGATGGTGTCGCAGTGGAGTGACAAGGCCCTGCGGCAAATGGCCGAAGCTCAGTCGGGCGCACCGAAGAACCGGAAGCACCCGCCGCGTGACCCGCAGAAGGAGTACGAGGATTCCTGTCCGAAGCTCTCGGACGGCTCTTATGGCTTCTCGGCAGCCGCCTTCCGGCTAGCGGCAGTATCGGCGTGCAGGCATGTGGACGGCCTAGCGATGACTTCGGCGCGTTCCATGTTCTTCGTGGTGGACGATCTCGTGAAGATCAAGGGCAGGCCGACGATGGACACGCGCGCCGTGAGGCAGGCGGACGGTGGCACGAACCTGCGCTACCGGGCGCGATTCGATTCATGGGAAACGACGCTGACGATCCGCTACAACGCCGGGTCCGCTACTGCCGAGCAGATTCTCAACCTGCTCGTGCTAGCCGGTGAGTTCGTGGGGGTAGGCGAGTACCGCGTCGAGAGGGGAGGGAACTATGGCCGCTTCGAGGTCAAGTAGGTGGCGGTGGAGCGAGGGCACCCGCAAGCCGGTCCGGTACGCGGCGGCCTTGGGCGCCACCATCGAACGGATCAAGTCTCGCTCCGGTGCGTTCAGCGCCAAGCAGGTCGTTGCGGCGGCCCGCGCCAAGGGCAGCCCGATCCACGGGCTGTTCGAGTGGGACAACCGCAAGGCAGCCGAGAAGTACCGCGAGATTCAGGCCCGAGACATGATTCGGTGCCTCGTATACGTCAGCGGGGACGGTGATGGCGAGACGGAGATCCCCGCCGCCGTCTCGTTTGGTCCCGGGGACGGCTATGTGGGTGCGCGAGAAGTGCTGTCGAGTGCCGACCTGCGGGCCCGGCTCATCCGGCAGGCGCTCGCGGAAGCGGACTCGTGGCGCGGCAGGTACATCCACCTCAAGGAGCTTGGTGCGGTGTTCGCGGCAATCGACAAAATCAAGGTTTCGCTAGGTTGAACATCGCAAGGCTGGGCAGCGCGCGGCACGGCAGGCTGGACGTGGAATGGCTGGGTCCGGTGTGGCAGCCCTTGGCATGGCGCAGCAGGCACGGCTAGGTGTGCAAGGCCGTCATAGGCATCGCAGGGACCGGCAAGGCAGGCACGGCCTGAACAGGCGAGGATGGGCTGGGCATGGCGAGGCAGGTATGGCAACGCGGGGACGGCCAGGCATGGCTGGGACCGGCAGGCAAGGCGTTGTCGGCGAGGCATCGTATCGCATGGCAGGCATGGCAGGCATGGGATGGCGGTCGGTCGTGAGCCGCGCAAGCCGTGACTTGGACCCCTCCGGTTCAATCACGGGCCGCCACACTTCACCCTGCCGGATCGCAGGCCGACAGAGGGAGGGAACGATGGCCAGATTCCGCAAGCGGCCCGTGGTAATCGAGGCGTTCCGGGTGGCCGCGTCGAACGAGAACGTGCAGCCGATGCCGTTGTGGGCCGTGCGAGCATTGGGCGATGGCGGCGTGATGCTAAGCAACGACGATGGCACATACACGATCCACACGCTGGAGGGCGACCACCTCGCATCGCGTGGCGACTGGATCATCCAAGGCATCAAGGGCGAGCTGTACCCGTGCAAGCCGGAGATCTTCGAGGCGACCTACGAAGCGGTCGAGTAGCACACCCGGCCGGATCGCAGGCCGACAGAGGGAGGGAACGATGGCAGACATGAAGCGCGTAGACGCGTCCGAAGGAAGGGCGCTGCTGGCACAGTGGCTCAACCCCCCGGCCGACCATGCGCCGCAAGGCGGCACCGCGACGGCCGAGTGGAATCCTGAGTCTCGCAAGGTGCTGGACGACTGGCTCCGCAACAACGCCGAGTCGCTGCTCGCGGAGTTGGCCGAACTGCGCCCGCGGGCTGCCGCGTTAGCAGAAGGCGCGGAGATCGTCGGCGAACTGGAAACGTTGAACGCACGGCTTTCCGACCTACTCAACCGCACGGCCAACGCGCTCAAGGGTGAGCCGCGGCCGGGCTCGCTGCATTCGTGGCACGACCTGCCCGAAGTGGCGGCGCTCATGCGGGCGGTGCGGCAAGCGGAGGACGCGGTGGTGGAGGCGGCGATGGCGATGAACGATGAGGTTGGCCATCGAGGCGCGTGGCTGTCTGTCCCGTGCCTGCGCGCCGTGTGTGACGCCGTGGATGCCCTGCGCGCCGCACGAACTGGAGGACGAGATGCCTAAGTCGCCAGCCAGCATTGTAAGGGATGGGATTCAGGATCGCAGGATCGCTGCGCTTGACTTGGCGACCCTGCGGGCGGTGCGGCAAGCGGAGGATCGCGTCGTGGAGGCGGCGGTTGCCTACGCGCAGGCGTGGGGGCTGTTCAAGGAGCAGCAGGACCAAATGGGTCGCGGCGAGCACGGGTGGGATGCAACCGTGCAGGCATTGAACGACCACTTCGCGGTGCTCTGCTTCAACGCGCTCATGGCCGCCGTGGATGCCCTGCGCGCCGCACGAACTGGAGGACGAGATGCCTGACCGCGCAGCCGAACGCGTCGTGGCGGGACTCAAGGGAACATGGAGCGGGGTGTCGGAAGAATGCGGCGGCGAAGTGCTCATGGAGTGTGTGCCCGCCCTCGCGTCGTTCGTGGAGGCGTTCGCGTGGATGCGCCGCTACGGGTCTTTCGACCACTTGGAAAACTGCGCCATCACCGGCCCGTGCACCTGCGGATACGACGCGGAGTCGAAAACCTTCGGCAGCGTAGACGCGGCCCTGCGCGCGCTCGACGAGGCGCTGACGGGGGGTGCGGAATGAACGAAATAGGTGCGACCGTAGATGCGGTGTACGAACTGATGCACCAGCCGATCATGGCCGAAATCTCCGAGGGCTACTCGCAGAGGCATGGCGCTGACGTACCGCGATCAGGTCGGCAAGGTGTCCGGTGAGTAGGCCGCCGCTGCGCCTGCTGCCGCTCCTGCGAGGCGATGCGGCCCCCGCGACTGATGGAGCGACGTGGCTTGTTCGCACCCTCACTTTGGCATCGCTCGCGCTCGGACACGGCTTGGCCAGGCTGCGAGCACCCGGACTCGTCCGCGACTGTGAGATCGCGGACGAGTATTCCGGGCACCACCTACTCATCCAGAGCGGACCGATGTTCACGCGGCTAACGATCAACGGCCGAGACTTCTACTTCGATCGCTTCACCGGCAAGTACAGCGGCACCGGATCCGGCTGCCGCTAGCCGACCTTCTTGTTGCAGTGCGGTTTGTGTTCCAGAATCAGCCGCTTCTCTTCGGCGACGTAATCGTCCGTCACGATGCTGACCCAATGCGTGGGCCGCTCTCCCGTGATGCACGCGTTGTCGCCGCCGACGTGATCCAACATCCGCTGGCGAATGTCCCCGCTACCGACATAGACCCAGTGGCCGTTGGCGACGTAGATGCCGTAGCAGCCGTTCTGTCCCGGATTCAGCCTGAGAACAGCCTCACGGGTGAACGGCCGGGCCTGCTGTTGAGGGAAAGGCATGAAACTCCGTTCAGGTCGCCTTGCACACATGAGTACATGGCCGCAAGACCGGCCATCCGAATCGCTTGACTGCTCAAGCGACACGGTTCGATATTGCCTGCATGTGATTGCCCGCGGTTCGTGCGCCCGTCCGGGTTCGAACCGGAACGCGAAAAACTTCGCCGGGAGTTCCAAGCTCCCTGCGTCTACCAGTTTCGCCACGGGCGCACTACCTTGGGCTGTGAGAGTCCTAGGTGCGAGGGTGAGCGCCCGTCTTGACCCTGTGGGCTCACCCTCGCTTTTGTTTTGGCGGGCCCGCCTAGTAGGCCCTCTCCGGTTTCATGCCGACCTCCCTGTTGGGCTGCCCCTGCGAGGGCTAGGCGTCAGAGCGAAGGTGCTCCCGCGCCTCATCCATTTGCTTCCCCGGGAACCAGGCTCGTTCACCCACCCCGTTTCGGCCACGGCGAATGATCTCATCGAAGCTGAGTCGGGGCGGCAGCACCGAGCCAGCCGAGGTTCCGAAGCCTCCAAGACCCCTGCGGTCGCTCAGATGCGTGCGGCGGGATCGCTGTTCGCTTCGGAGGTAATCGACGTGTACGGAGAAGTTCTCAAGTCGAAGCTCGACGAGGCGCTGGCAACGAAAGGAGGAACGTAGATGACCCGCGTCCCGCCCGAGGCCGTCGCCGCCTTCGCCACCTCCACCGATCCGCGCGAGTGCGAACCGCGCGACCTCGCGGCCGACCTCATCGAGGCGCGGGTGCAGGTTCGCGGCTGGCTCGCGTTCCTGTCGCAGTTCCCCCACAACGCCGATTGCCGCGTCGTCATCGCCGAGATGCGCGCTTGGCTCAAGGACCGACCAGCGCCGTGAAGCCCTACTACGAGCACGCGGGGATCACGATCTATCACGGTGACTGCCGGGAGGTGCTGCCTCACGTTCAGGCGGACGTGCTCGTGACCGACCCGCCGTATGGAATGGCGTTCGTGTCGTCCAAGACGACACGGCGACCAATCACAAACGACCACGACTCGTCAGCGCGCGACGAAGTGTTGGCCGTGTGGGGAGAGCGACCCGCCCTAGTATTCGGCAACTGGCGCGTTCCTAGGCCGCCCGCAACACGGCAGCTAATCACTTGGTTCAAGTCCAGCGTCGGCCCCGGGATGGGCGACCTGTCGCTGCCGTGGGGAAGCGCAACCGAGGAAATATACGTGCTCGGCAACGGCTGGCGCGGGGAGCGCCGCGCGAACTTCATCGAAACATCCGAGCAGCGCGGCAACCCCTACGGTGCCTCCGCGCTGCTCGGACACCCAACGCCAAAGCCGGTAGGCCTAATGGAGTGGCTGCTTCAATGCGCGCCCAACGGCGTTGTGCTTGACCCGTTTGCCGGTGTTGGCGCGACGCTCTTGGCCGCGAAGAACCTCGGCCGTCGCGCCATCGGCGTCGAGATCGAGGAACGCTACTGCGAGATCGCTGCCAGGCGGCTCGCGCAGGAAATCCTACTCTGACCGAAAGGAGACTGACCGATGCTGCTCGACTGGCTGTTCCGGCTGGAAGGACGCGGCCCAATCGACATCCTCTGGTGGCTCTGGAGATGAAGCGCCCGCCGCTTGTCGAAGTGGAATGGACCGACCATTGCGGGTGGTCGCAGTGGGCGCCGCGCGAGGAGCACGCCAAGGGAATGGGGCTAGCCTGCACCACGGCCGGGTATCTGTTGAGTAAGACGCCCAAGCATCTCGTGATCGCGCTCAACCTGTCGGAGACGCGAGCCGACAGCAGCATCACGCTCATCCGTTCGTGCGTGAAGCGCATCCGCAGGCTCAAGCGATGAGGTTCTACCCCAGAAAGGTGGACCGGAACCACAAGGCAATCGCTGACGCCCTGACCGCCGCCGGGTGCACGGTCACGACCCTGCATGTCGATTCCGTCAGGACGAAGCCGTGATTCGTCGACGAGCCAAATCCCGCGCGGGCATCACCGCAGCACAGAAGATCGAACTCGACTCGCTCGCCCGCTACTTCGTGATGCTCCGTGCCGGGGCGTTTCTGTTCACGGATGAAGGCCGCAGGCAGTGGCGAGGAGGCTGCCAACGATGCGGCAAGATCGAATGGCTCTCCTGGTGCCACGTCTTCACCCGTTCCCGCTACTCAGTCCGCTGGGACCCTGACAACTCCTTCGCTTGGTGTCGTGGGTGTCACAGGTGGATGGACCAGCATTGGGAGTCCAAGCGTGACTGGGTCATCGAAAGGATCGGTCAGAAGGCCTTCGACCGTCTCAAGATGCGAGCGCAAGCCTGCACGAAACCTGACTACAACCTCGTGAAGCTGTCGCTGCGATGAGCCCAACATCCCACCATGTTCTTAGGCTTCAGCGTGATGAACTCATCCGTTCTGGTCTCTGTGTGCGTTGCCACGAAGCCAACGACAACCGGCACAAGACCACCAAGAATGGCGTCCCGTGCGTAACCTGTACGGACTGTCTTGAGCATGAGCGCATGAAGATCGGCAAGCGCCGCCGTGAGGCGGTACGGCAGTTCACATCAATGAAAGGAGACGGCTAGCGACGGTTGGAGAGGAACAGTTCAAATGGCAGAGAAATGCCCCGGTGCCGTGGTGACGCCGGGGCTCTCTCTTTCGCTCCGCTTCACTTACCCATCAACTCGGTCTTCCTCGCCGAGCCGCTGCTGGACCCGAAGTAATAGGACAGTACGCTCGTCACACCACCCGAGAGCATGCCAAGCAGCAGGGTGAACGCATCGCGGTTCTCGGCCGGTATCTTCTGCTTGAACATCAGGAACATCAGCGAGAAGAAAGCACCGTTGAGTCCAAGTGCAAGTACGGCGGGAATCCAGTCCTTGACCGCCACCTCGCGTTTGCGGGCCGAATCACGATCCTCCACCCCGAGCTTCTCAAGGTTGAGTTCGTGGTCGAGAACGAACTTGGCGTACTCCTGCTCCAGCTCCTTGAGCTTGAGGAAGGTCGCGGGATCGGCCTTGAGAACCGCTTCGGCCACCTGAGTCTCGGAGGCCTTCTCATTTCCGAGCAAGACCCCGGCGAGTTTCCTGACGACGCCGCCAGCGAGAGGACCGCCCAGAGCCTGAGCAATGGTCGGGGCGACCTGCCCGAGAACATCTTTCCAGCCAGCCATCGTCACTCCTTCTAGCTAGGGAAGCAGTCGGCGCATCTGGCGGAACTCTGCCAACGCCTTCACTCGTTCAACCGAACCCGCCGGTTCCAGCGTGAAGGTCGCTTGTAGTTCGGCGATGCGCGTCAGGCGTTCGAGGCGCATGTCCTCTGCGTCAAGCCGCTGGATCATCTTCAAGTCGGACGCCGCCCGTGCCTGCGCTTCTGCCTTGATCGGGCGCATGAGCCACCACGCGAGTCCACCATAGATGATGGCCGTCAGGGTCAGCACCGTGAGCGCCGACTGAGCGATGATCTGTATGCGTGTGCTGAAAGAGAGCAGGCCGTTTTCTTTCGCGTTCATGCACTGGGTTCTCCGGAAGGAACCACGTCGATCCAGACTTCTTCCTCGTCCAGTACGGGGAACACCTTCGATTCGAGGGCTTCAAGGGCGATGTGGCTGCGTTCCACCGTTGCCCCAACACGGTCACATCCCACGAGCGGACAACCCTCGGTGTCCCAGACGGTGTTCCCCGAATGGATGCGGATACCCGCGAAGTTCGGCACGTCGAGCAGGTGGAACATGACCCGCTTGAAACGGTTGCTGTAGTCCTTCACCACCCGGTAAGTGCCGTAGGGAATGGCCGTCTTGCCGGGAACTTTCGGACCGTCGCGAACAGTGTCTTCGAGGACCCAGCACTCGTAATGACCGTCGATGTAAAGCTGGCCCATCGTGTAGTCGGGTGTCAGGTCGAGGCGGGAGAGTCGGAGTCTCACTTGGCGGCCCTTCTCGGTTCGCTACCGAACGCCCCGACAAGGCGGGCCGTTTGACTGGTCGCGTCGGCAAGCGACGGATGGTTGAGGATCAGCGCGAGTTGGGAAAGGAGTTCCGGCGAAGAGATTGCCGCACCCACCCCGGCACCAATGCCGAAGTCTCGGTAGTTGTTTCCGCCGGGGATCGCAGCCGCAGCACTACCAACAGCGAGAGGCACCGCCGCCCGACGCGCGACCCTGCCCCAAACGTTCTTGTTCCCGAGCGGTGCGATGATGTCCCGCACGCCCATGAGTTCCTGCGTCAGGCGCTTGCTCTCCTCCAGACTGATCGCCCCACGCTCGGGATGGATCTCCGTGATGCCATCCGAGATCACCCGCAGGAGTTTGCGCCCGTTGTCGGCGAACTTCTTGAGGAACACAGCCTCGGCCGACTGGGTCGCATCCAGTACAGGGGCTCCGAGCCCCTTCGCTGCAGCCGTGGCCTGCGCGTGTAGCGCCTTGGCCTCTTCGTCGGCGATCCTCACCAGGCGGTCAAGTTGGATGGGGGTGAAATCGCGGAACTGGGGTGCCATGCGCCTCCCCTGTCCACTCCCATAGGGGATGACGCCTTCCTCGAAAGTCGTGGGAAGATGGTTGCGCTTCAAGAAGGCGATCGCGTATTTCTTGAACTCGCTCTCCTGTACCGCACCGGACGGGAGAAAGTTTTCGGCCGTGGTTTCGCCGAGATCCTGCAGCACGTTCTTGATGAACGGAGCCGAGGGGATCACGTTCCCCTGCTCGCCCGCACGCAACAGGATGCGACGGCTGATACCCGCGGCGTCCTCGATCTTGGTCTTGAGCTTCGCGATGCCGCCAGCGGTGGCCGCAATACCCTCTCGTATCGCCACCTGTGCGGCCTCGGGAGTCCACCTGCGGGCCGCCAGCATGGCCGCGTTCATCAGCGGCTTGCCGAGCGCCTTGGCCCCCGCACCGATCACTCGCCCACCACCCTCCATAGCCGTCTGGATGGCGGCCTCCGTGCCGATAGAAGACAGGGCGTCCTGCGGGGTCTTGGGGGCCTCGATGCCCATTGCGTGGTCGACCAACTGGCGGACGGCCTCCCCACCCGCGCCGCCCACGGCCGCCCCCCCGAGGGCTCCGGGGACACCACCGATGCCCAAGCCGAAAACCGTGCCGCCTGCACCGCCAAGGGCACCCCCTGCGGCTCCTCCAATACCAGGAAGGTTCTTGACCAGCCACGGCTCGTCGAGGCCAGCAGGGGACGCTACGGGCGGCTCAGCGGGCAACCCCGAGTCGGCCTGCTCTGCCGGGGTGAGGCGCTGCTCCTGTTTCCGGGTTGGCATGGCACGCGTATGGGCAGCGATCATCACGTCACCGGCACGGGTGAAGCCTTTTTCGAGCGCCTTCTTGACGTTGAACTTGGTCGAGTCGACAACCTTGGTGGCGGTCCCGTCAGGAGAGCGTAGGCGGATCATCATTCCCATCGGCTACCTCTGCAGGTCGGGGTCGGAGAACGCATCACCACCGTCGGAGGTGGTGGGTCTGGGGCTTGCCTTCCCGAAGAACGATTCCTCCTTGCGCTTGAGGAAGTTGCGCTCCCAATCAAGGTTCTTCTTCGCCTTCTCGTAGGTGTCGGTGATCTTCGGCCACCGCTGCATCATCATGTTGACCTCCGACTGGTTGAGTCGGAAGCCAGACCCGGCTCCTGCGGCAAGCGCCTGAATGGCACGGATGCCCACGATGGACGTGCTGTTGAAGGCTGCGATCTCATCGTTCGTCTGGAAAGTGCTCGCAAGAACGTTCTTTCCGGCCGACTCAAGGCGGACCACTGCCCCACGCGCTCCCTGTCCTGCCGTCTTGGGCAGGAACTTGGACATCGCCGTATCGATATCGTCCATGCTAGCCGTGACTTCTTTGATCGTCGCGAATCGGTCAGCGGTTTCCTTGTTGATTGCCTTCAAACCATTGGCCTTTGCGTAGGCCATCGCCGCGTGTTTGTCCGTGGGGGTCGGTACGTTCGTCAGGTCGAGATAGCGATTCCCGAACGCGCTCTCGCTGATGAGTGAATCGAAGTAGTCCGCAGCAGCAGTCTTTGCGGCCGCCGCCTTGGCGTTTGCTCCGATCTCCGCCACACGGATGGAAGTCGCGTTGTTCATCCGTGTACGTGCGGTGTCGCCCGTCTCCTGCGTCTGCAGCCGTGCCGCCGCCGCATTATCCTGCTGGGTTTGCAGCAGGACCTGCAGCGTCTTGGCAAGTTGCTCAGAATCCTTCCGTGATTTCTCCGCGATCTCTAGATTCCCCGCAGCCTCAGCAGCCGCAGCCTTCTTGTCGTAGGTGTCTTTCAGGGCCGTCAGGTTGTCCATGCGGGCACGAATCAGGTCGTCCTGCGCGCCCTTCAAGTTCTCGTGGGCGCGTTGCGAGTAGGACTTGTCGCCCGACAGGATGCTCGCGACATTCCCTGCGAACTGCGGCATGGACTGGGCCAGAGGGTCCAACTGCGGGGGCGGGGCGGCTGCGGCACCCTGATAGGCAGTGCCTGCGGTAGCCGCCGCCTCCGATGCGGCTTTCGTCCGTGCGGCAAGTTCTGCCGCCTGCTGCTGGTTCGCTGCTTCGCTCTGGGACAACAGTCCCTGTGGGGTCAACGTATGCTGCAGGCTCGCCATGAGCACGGCCCCAAGGTCCATGCCCTCGAAGCCGGGGATCAGTCCCATGACCTACCTCGCTGCCTGCGGCGTGAAGAGCGACGGGAACTTGGTCCGCATGTACGCCTGCAGGTAGGGCTCGAACGCCGTCAGGCCAGCCCCGAACAACTGCTGGCTCTGGCTCGGTCCGCTGACCGTTCCCTTGAGGGCTTCGATCTGGCTGGCGATGTTCTGCTGCGCCATGTTACCCGCCGCCGTGTGTGCGGCCGTCCGGATGCCCGCGAGCTGGCTGCCCACGAGGCTGGGCGTCAGACCGCTCAGGACCGCCCCGGTGCCCGTGGTGCCGATTCCTCTAGCAGCAAGGCTGGCTGCCACCTCGTTGGAGGTCTGGTTGGCCCCGGTTGCGATGGTTCCCTGCGCCTGCGAGTAGGCGGGGCTGGAGATGTTCTGGCGGTAGAACTGCTCCGTCAGCTTGGCGATCTGGTCCGGTGACATGAGCGAGAGGATCTGGCGCCGCAGTTTGGCCTGCTGGTCCTCCCCCCCGAACAACTTGGAGAATAGAGCCGGACCGAAATAGATGAGCAGCGGCAGAAGCAGGCTCAAGCCGCCAGTGACGGGGGCGAGCGGGGCGGCAGCGACAACGGCAGGGGCGACAGACATTTCGGTACCTCCCTTTGGTGCAACCCTACGCCCCGAGCGAACCGGGGGAAAGTGCTTATCCGAGCGCCTCGGTCCGGACGTGAATCTCGTAGGCGGGGCTGCCGGTTCCTGCCGTGAACGTGGTTGTGTAGGTGATGTTCTGACTCGCCGCGAGGTTCAAGACCACCGACCCCTGAGAATGCGCGTTGAGCACTGTCAGGTCATGAGCAACACCGACTGCGGCGGCAATCAATGGTACATCGAGCGTCTGGGCGGTGCCGTCATTCCACGCCACGGTGGCCTTGACCGATGCTCCACCACCTCCGGCCGTCGTCGTCTTGAGGTAGACGGAGACGCGGTACATCCCGGCCGTGTCTGCGGCCCCAGTAAGCAATGTGGTTGCGCCGACGCTGCCAGTCTGGGCAGTGAGATTACTCGTGCCCAGTACTCCTGCTGCACTGGCTGCATTGCCAACAAGGACTGGTTGACCGGACAACGTTGCGCTCACGGCTTGTGGAACAAGTGTAAGCATGCCGCTGGTAGAACCATTTAGCTGTAGGCGCTTAGAATAGGCGTATCCATTGGCGGTTATGCCAGCGATGAAGGCTGAGTTTCTTCTTACAAATATGGCGTCTGAGGTGTGGCCCGCCGTCAAGAATATTCCGATGCCTTGGGCCTCTGTGTTTGTTGGGGTTATCGACACACCATCATGTGGATAAATCGTCATCGTTGTTGAGTAGGTTGGGCTGTCTGAAGAGAGGGTGAGCCCATATGGCGATGTGGTATCAGTGTTGGCATGCGCTATTTTTGAGTTGGCATCGGCGACAGAAGATGGCGTAATGACGATGGTATGCCCTGCACTGGCCGAGAACGTAACCACGTCAGAGATGGTCTGTCCGCCCCGCCCGGCGAGCAGCAGGTACTGCGAATGGTCATCGAACGCCGTCAGATCGGTCAGCAGATGGTGGCTGCTCACCCCGGCAATCGTCGTTCCGCTTCCACTCGGTACCTGGCCTTGTTCCACCCGCGCCAGCCCGAACGAGGCATCGCGCGCCCACACGTCGAGCGTGGCGAGCATGGAGCGCAGGCGTGGAACGAAGTCAGGGGCCTTGGGGTCCGGGAGCGACCCCGGCGAGATGCCCGTGAACTGGGTAGGCACTTAGCGCCCCGAATCTTCCCGGCCGTAGGTCGTTGACCCCAGCACGATCATCTCCTGCATCAGCGTCCCTGCCCCTGAGGCGACCATGTTGATCCGCAGTCCCTCGCACTGGACCTTGGGGATGACGTGGTGCAGCGGCTGGCCCGCGAGGGTGATGGTCTTGGCCCCCCTCGTCGTCTCCCCCGTGTCGTTCGTCTTGGTCCCCTTGAACGTGTAGGTCAGCAGCGGGCTCCCGGAGTAAGAGCCGCAGTACCCGTACAGGTCGTCCAGCATCCACTCGCCGGAGAGTCCAGCCTCGTACATCCGGCGACTCGTCCACTGTGCCGTGTCGTCGTTGGAGGGAATCGCCGTGCCCGTCTCGAAGTAGACCTTGCCGCCACCGGCAGCCGCAGACGTGCCGCCGTAGCCGATGTAGATGCCGGTGTTGCCGTTGGATCTCGGGACGGCCCATGCGCTCTCGACGCTCGCGTACCCACCCCCCGCGGCGCTGTAGTTGCGGCTGTGGACCGGTCCCGACACCTTGAACGAACCCTCGGAGTCGATGTCCGCCGCGTCGTAGGACAGGTGCAGGCACATGAACGTCTCGTTCCCCAGCGAGTCGTTCCGGTAGAAGAACCGCAGCGTCCGGTTCTCCGGATCGTTCAGGAGCGCAATCGGCGTGCTCGTGGACGTGAGCGAGATGAAGTTCCGCCACGTCTGGTTCTTGGTCCGCGTGATGAAGTTGTAGCCGTCTGTCGTGTGGATACCCTTGTAGCTGACGAACGCCAACTGCTCGGTCTGGCCGTCGATGGTGAACGTACAGGCACACATCGGGTTCACGATACCGAACGAGCGCGAGATCATCTCCGTCGCCTTACCGCGGTCAAAGCTGGCGTCCCGTTCGCTCGGCAGGTAGTTCACCCGCCACAGGCTCGTATCGAGCCCCACCACAAGTCGGTTGTTGACGACCCGGATGTGCCGGACCTGATCGTTCTCGCGCGTCTCGAAGTCGAGGAAGTAGGTCGGCGGGAAGGACTCCGGCTCGCCCGGGAACGAGTAGCGGATGATCGCCGCGTTGCTCATGTCGTTGACCACGAGCGAATCCTGATAGAGATCGCCGGTGTTCGACGAAGGCGGCGGGAAGTTCTTGCTGACCTGCGAGACGATGTCCCCGAACGTGTAGACCACCGTGGGATACACCGTTGTCGATTCTGTGCTGGCGTTCGTGTAGATGTAGATCTTGACGTAGTCGATTCCCACGGCCAGCGTCGAGCCGCTGCCGAAGTTCGACACCTCCAGCACGACCATGAAGTTTCCGTCGAAGTCTGAGGCGGCGAAGACCGGACTGCCGCCGGAGTTCGCGGTCCAGTTATCGTTCGCCCCGCCGAGTGACAGCGTCGTGGGAGTGCCCGAACTCGTGCTGCTGATGAGGCCCGACTTGGACGGCGGGTACTGGCCACCGTTAGAAAGCGGCGCCAGTTGCCCGCCCGTACTACGCTTGCCGATCGAGGCCGTGATCGATACCGGAGCAACACCCGTGCTGACGTACCCCTGAATCTCCACGACGATGCCGCTGATGTTGCCCGTTAGGGCCCCAAGCGAGAAGGCGTAGAGCCCCTGCTGCTTGTTCACCGCATGCGCTGGCATCGAAGCCGAAGCGTAGACGCCATCATCAGCGAACATCGAGGAGGCGCTGGCGAAATCAAAGTAGAAGGTTGGGCTGGCATTCGCACTCGCCGGGAACGACGAAGCGGAAACACCCGTCACGGACGAGTCCGGATGCGATGAAGCTCCCGTCGCCAACTCAGCGATCATGAACCCGCTCGGGAACTTCTTGTCCTTCGCGAGTTCCTTCTTGGGGCTCCGGTAGATGCGCCAGTGGGTTGTCAGGCTGTTGCGGATCGACGAACGCTGGATGCTCGGCACGACGCCCAGCGCACTCACAAGCACCGTGGTTACGCCCGTATCGGATGAGAACGCCCCTTCAAGGTTCACCGGGGCACCATCCTGAGTCAGCTTCGCTACCTCCGTCGTCCAATACTCATAGTATCCCGTGACCGTCAGCGCGAATGACCCTGCGCCAGTAGTCACCGTAGGTGCTGCGATGACCGGCAACAAGCCGTGCTGGCGAGTGGTGGGAGCGGTACCGGCGGCGGTGGCGCTCAGATAGGTGACGAGGTTCGTGCCGATGGCGGAGGCGTCCGCACTCGCCCCGTTCATCAGGAAAAAGCGGTTGCGGTACTGCACGACCTCCAGACTCGTTCCCGCCACAATGGTCGCGAGGTCCGCGAATGTCCCCGTGTCACCCATCGGCGCGATGCGGTACTTGTCGCCCGCCATCGCCACGAGGTAGTGGTCGCCGTTGTCGAAGTGGACATCGCGTAGCCCCACAACCCCGGTGGCCGTCGCCGAGACGGTGCCGAACACCGCGCGCCCCACGGCACGCTCAAGGCCCACCGCGCCGTTCTTGTAGACCATGTTGCGGATGTCCGACAACTGCCCGGGCTTCAACAGTGCCGGGTCGCGGTCAGTGACCAGTCCGCCAGTCAGGGGCTCGGTCTTGCGCGGCATGGTTAGGCCATGTCCCAAGGAATCCAGCGGGTGGAGTTGTCCGACCACGATCCGAACGCCGCATGCCCGGGCAGGAACATCAGGCCATCGTCGGGGATCACCGTCTGGCTCCTGAGCATGGTCTTCAGGCCCTCTTGTGACATGACGAACCACGTCTTCATCTGGTCGCCCCGGCCCTCGCCCTTGTCGAGCAGGAAGTGCCACTTTGCCCACGCGATCAGGTATGGCTCGTAGTCCTGCACGATGTCGACCACATCGGCCGTAGCCGTAGTGCTCGGGATGGTCATGCGCCGGTAGTAGCGCATGAGCAGCGTGTCCGCGCCGGTGGGCGGCGGGAGCAACCGGATCTTGCCCCGCGAGCCGACCATCAGCAGGTCGTACCAGTAGGGGGTCGACGTGGTCTGCTCGTTTGCCCCGCCGCGATCGTAGGTGCGCCGCCCGATGTAGTTCAGCGGCGCGTTGTTCCCCAGCGTCCGCATGGTGTACGGGGCTTTCCAGTCCCCCGGCAGGTCGTACATGTCTCGAATCGCGGTCGCCGATCCGAACACGTCTGCCGTCGATACCCCGGCGATGGTTCCGAAGATTCCGAATCCGCCAGCGGCTGTCGCAGAAACACGGGTACCGGGATTGAAGAATGGCCCGGTAACAAAGTCGTCGATCTTGAGTCCGTGCCCCGCTGGACACGCTGCCGATGCGATACCAGCATGGGCCGAAACACCACCGACACCAAACGGCGCAAACACCGTGATGGGTGTCGCCTCGGTCCTCAGAAAATCCCAGTTCGCCATGTTATTGAAGTGCTGCAGGGCGGCGAAAAGGGAACGCCCGGCACGGGTGGTCATCTCCCCGTCGCCGGACGCCCCGACTGTGTCGGCAATCTCCTGGGCTGCGGCGCTAACCGCTTTCGTTGAGGGCTGGAACAGGCTCATCCGTGTTCTCTCCCTGCAGGGCCTCGCGCTGCTCCGCCTGGTCCTGCGCTTCGATCTGTGCCCACTCGGACTCGGTCGGGTGCGGCTGCTCGCGCTTGCGCTCCTCGCGCAGCTGTTCCCACGACTCGACGATCTTCGGGACTTCCTTCATGGCATCCCGATTCTGCGACACCCAGTCCTTCGCGTTCGCCCCGAGCGTTCGGCGCAGTTTCACGTCCTCGATCAGCAGCGAGAGTTTCTCCTCGAACTCCTTCGGATCGTTGAACAGCAGCGCCGTCTCGCCGTCAATGATCTCCCGCTTGTACGGTCCCGTGTTCTGCGCCAGCGTGGCCGCAGGCTTGCGGAGTACCGAAGCCTCGTACCACTTGATCGCCGACCGGCAGTCATTGAACACATTGCTGGTCAGGGGGGCCAGCGAGATGTCGTGGTCCATCATCACCAGCCGCAGCTTGTATTCCTGATACGCGCACCAGTCGACGTAGGTGTAGCGATGGGCCGGGATGAGTTCGTTGACCCACGGATACTGGGCGCCCCAGATGATCCAGTGGACCTCCGGGTACTTCGCCGTGATGTTGCCGAGGGCTTCCCGCAGCGGGAACCAGTCCTCGTAGTGGGCGATACCGCCCTGCCAGAGAATCTTGATCTTGTCCGTCTCCTGCTGGATCGCCACCTGCGGGTAGTGGTCGAAGCGCATCAGGTTCGGGAACACGCGGGTCCGTGCCGGGGAAGTCTCGCGCAGTACCGCCGCCTCGACTGCCGGAGTCGAACATTGCACCTGATCGGCCATCTCCAGCACCTTGCGGTAACTCGCCATCGCCTGCCGGTTCCGGGCGATGGAGAACCCTTTCTCCCCGTCGCGCCACAGGACCTTGCGTTCACCCTCTTCGACCACGCCGATATGGTGGCCGATGGGGATCTGGTTGCCGTCCATGTCGCGGATGCCGAGATTCTTGAACGCCTGATTGAGCGGGCTGACGTTGAACAGGTTGTCATCTGTCTCGACGATGAACGTCGGCGGGTACTTCCACTCGCCGTTACGCTTGGAGGGAATGAACGACTTGATCCCGCGCAGGTTGTTCACCACCTGCTCGCCGATGGGCTGGTAGAGCGTGATGATGTCCGCCTCGCAGAACATGCGAACACGGTCCTCTGCGGGCGTGCCCGCATCGTTGTGGTCGATGACCGAGCGGATCGGCAGGCCCAGTGTCGCAGCCGTGTCCAAAGGCACCTGCAATCGGTAGTAGAACGAGGCAGAATGGACGGGCGGAATCAGGGTGTAACAGACGAGTGGCTTCATGCATTTGCCTCGCTGGTTTCGGTTGTCGGACCGCCAGCGATCTCACTGGCAGGATCGAGCGGGACATCCACGGCGTCCCACCCCTGTGCGTCATCGGGGCCACCCGGATAGTCGAGCCCCAGCGCCTTGAGTGGAAGTTTCAAGTCATCCTTGGCCGTACCCCGGCCACCGTTACGGCGCTGGTAGGAGACGTATTCGGGGTACTTGTCGATGAAGCGGTAGAACTGCTTCTTGTCCTTGAGGAAGTCCGGATTGGTCAACTTCGCGGCAAGGAACAGCGGCACGTTGACGAACGAGGCCACGCGGCGAAACTCCTGCCCCCGGTGGCCTGTCCCGTCGTCTTCCTCACGCATCTCCTTGATCGACTCGAAGCGCGGTGCATAGTAGTCGGGCGCCGACTTGAGCAGCGTCTCGGGGTCCATGAGTTTGTCGAACACCTGCTCGTTCTTGCCCGTGAAGTAGATCGCCACGTCAGACCCCCGGAACCGCCGGACCGCCCTTCAAGCCGTCGTTCGGAGAGCCCTTGAACACGCTCTCGTCGCCGGATGTCGGTCCGATGCTGGTCGCCGTCTGGTCTTCGAGGTCGCTGCCCGAGGCTTCGGTTCCACCCGTGGGCATGAAGTCCCGAGTCGCCGTCTGCGGCATATTCGGCCGGAACGTCTCTGCCTGCAGGTGAATGCTGGACGGCACGGGGCCGCTCGTCTCGGTGAACTGGATGGGCTGCGGACTGCCCGCACCGGGCACCGGTGGAGAGAAGTCCATCCCGCGATTCCCGCTGGTACCGCCCTTGAAGGTCACTGCCATGTTGTCCTCCTACGCTGCGCCGGGCATGCCGGGAATGGGGTTGGCGCCGCTGGTGCGACGGTTGACGTTCTCGCGGCCGACATCGGGAGCATTGAACGTCACCCGGGGTTCGCCGATGTTCGTGTCGAAACCGTCCGGGAATCCCTTTTCGTGCGTGGGCAGGTTCGGGATATTGCCCACGACGAAGTCACCGCGAGCCGCGACATCGGGCACGTTGTTGAACGCGCTGATGTCCTCGCCCGATCCTTCGATCTTGTTCGGGTCCCAACCTTTGGCCTTGGCGACGATCACCTGTGCCCGGGCCGAATCACCGAGAGCCATGTTGCCTCCTCTGATAGAGGGTGGGGACGGCGGCCGACACCGCCGCCCCCGGGTCCCTCGTTCGACCAGCCCGAAGGCTAGCCGGTGACGCCCGTGAACACCGCCCACGAGGACGGGTGGGCCAGTTCCAGCGTGCAGTCCATGAGCACGATGCCTCGCGTGTGGTCGCCGCCCTTGCCCATCGGCTTGTGCTGCGGAGGACGGTAGAAGGCGATCTTCGCCATCGACCGATCACCGATGTAGTAGCCGCAGCCCGAAGCCGAATAGGCCGACATCGGGATGAAGCGGTCGGTGATGACCGCATACAACTGGTTGAAGGGCGTCTCGAACACGTCGATGTTCGCCACCAACTTCTGGTCGGTCGCCGCGATGTTCCGCACGTTGCCCGAGCCCGAGGACACGGTGGCGTTGACGAACTGCTTCTTGCTCGCCGGAGCAAACCAGATCGAGTCCGGCTCGGCGCCGTTCTCGAACAGGGTCTGCGACAGCGTGACGATGTCGGCGGTCGTGACGGAGCCCGAGGCCGAACCCGAGGAACTGATGGCGAAGCCACGGATACCCGCCATGAGCGAGTAACTCGCGGTCGCTTCGGCGCCCGAGGCCGAGCCGGTGGTGCTGCCGCTGACGTTCCACAGACGCATCTCCGCGAAACGAGCGATGTTCTTGAACTCCTTCATCACCTGATGCTCGTACATGTCGCGGATGCCAGCCGGGTTGCCAGCACGCTCACGGTCGGAAACGCCCACATGCCGGGAGAAAACCTGGCACATGTTCATGAGGCGCGAAGGGCCGGTCAGCGCGTCGCCCGAGAAGTCGATACCTTCCGCGACCGCGAAGCTGCTGGCCGAAGCCACGCCGGTCAGCGGCGTGAGCGTGTCGACCGTCCACGAGTGGACCACGTCCTTGGCCCTGATCTTCGGAGCCGAGGAGAACAGTGGCGTCTGGAACGAGTCCAGAATCGTCACGATGTCCGCGAGGTCCTCGTGATGCACTCCACCCGCCGAGGGGAAGAACCCCGCGTCGTAAGTGGAGTAGATGTTGGCGAGGAGAACGGGTGTTGCGGGCATGTCCTTACGCCTCCGACGAACGCCTTACTTTACTGGTTCAGGTGTTCGTCCTTGATGACAGTGTGCAGCCGCGCAAGAGCGAACCGTTCCGCATCCCGGGTCGATCCCGTCCTCTGGAACTGCTCGTACAGTTTCTGCAGTTCCTCGGACTGGTCGGGGACACGACGGCCTTCACCGGCACGGCTCGACGGAATCTGTGCGTCCGTCACCGGAGGACCACCGCCATTGACTGCAGACGGTGGACCAGCGCGACGACGCGAATCACCGAACTTGAGGAAGGCGTACTCCATCGCGCCCGCGGGGTCGGCCTCGAACATCTTCGGATAGGTCTCCGAGAGTTTCGGGTCATTGGCGATGAAGTTTGCCACGTCGTTCTCGAACTGGACGTAGTCGGGATGCTCCGTGACCATGCGGCCACGAGCCTGCACGCCGTTGGTGAGCGGGGCGAGAATCTTGTTGATACCGGCCGTGATGCGCCCCCCGACATACTCATCCAAGGCGTCCACTGGCACGCCGAACTGGGTGAGCCTGTCCTCAGGGCTGGCGCTGCCGTTCCGGCGGTCGGGCACGTCCTGGCGTCCGTTCGGGAAGCCCTGCGTGACCACCTGCGCCACGATACCGTTCAACTTGGTGTTCTCGTCGTACAGCCGTTTGGCCTCGACATCGCTCGCCCGCTTGGCGGCGACGAGCGCCTCCACGTTGGGATAACCGAGAAGGTCGGGGTTGAGCGCCTGCTGGGTGCTGGGATCGTCCGGCATGTTCCGACATCCTTTCCGACTAGGGGTTCGCCCTTGTCGCGTCCTGTTGCGAGGCCTGACGGTCGAGTTCGTCGAGCCGCCGATTGTGCTCCGCCGCGGCGATTTCGTTGCTCCATACGGCGATCATCCATTCACAGTCTCGGATCATCGCCCGGAGCACTTCATCGTCCGTATCGAAGTCTGTGCCCTTGTACGCTGTCGTTCGTTCCGAACGAGACAGGCACAGGGCCTTTACTGCCTGCCGCCCACGGTTCGCGAGGGTCGGGTGCATCACGTCAGTCCAGCCGAGGGTCGCGAGGGTTACGCGAATCTTCTGGATCTGGTCATCGTTGAGTGCCATCTAGGAAGTCGTCCTAGGCGTTCGCGTCGGTTTCTTGCCACGCTTGAACGCTTCTTCATCACTATCTTCTTTTGCCACATCTTCATTGAACTTGTGCGCCTGCTCGCGTCCCGCAACGATTCCGGCGAATTCATCGACCAAACCAGCGGGAGACATCGCCGCACCACCCCAGCGTTGCCATCTCTTGAAATGGGTGGTCATCCTGCCCAAATCCCCGCCAAAGTGGGTAGCGGCCTCTTCCGCTCGCGTCGCCACTTTTGACTCGGCGGCCAGCACCTTGTCGATACCCTTGCCGCTGGCGTAACCACGCCCGACATTGGCGCTTTCGAGTTTCTTGAAAGACTCATGAACCTCGGGGGGGACCGGGAGTCTTTCCACCGCCTGAAACTGAGTCTTAGTGGGCCACGCCATAGTGCCTCCTAGTTCGCCCCCGCCAGTTGCGGCATGAGGCCGGTGTTCCCCGTCTGCATGAGCCTGCCGAGGATTTCTGGGCTCAGTTGTTCGAGTGGCTGGCTGACGGTGTTCGCTACGGCCAGCGGGTCCTGCCCGGTGTCCTGTGCAAGCCGGTTGACACCCGGTACCTTGCTCACGAGCAATTCATCGACGTTCTTGAAGTCGAACAGGTCGAATGCCTGCCGCGCGAAGTTGCCCCAGTTCACCAACTGCAGCAATACCGGGTTCGCGCTCATCATCTGCAGCAGCGCCACAAGGTTCTGCTGCCGGACCGAGCGTCCCATCATCTGCGAAGCGCCCACCGCGCGGGCACGGTAGTCGGGCACGAGGTCATCGTAGTCGACCGTCTGGTTGATCCCCGCATAGGGCAGGCCCGTGAGCGGGTCGGTTGTGGCGAGACTGCCGAGGATCTGCATCTCGTGCGGCATCGACAGCCACAGGCGGTCCATCTTGCGGAAGGCGTCGGCCATCGGCTCGATGAACCCGACCTCCGCAATCCGAGTTTCCATGGACAGGCGGGTGAGAGCGTTCTCCTGCCGTCCCATGAACCCACGGGCCGTCTCGCGTCCGGGGCCCGACTGGCCGAGAAGACTTTCCGTCTCCCCGGTGCCCAGCTGCATCATCTGGAACAACTGGCCGATTTCGGTGTACGCCGCCTGCAATCCCTGCATGTTGGGTACGAGTGCCCGGATTTGCGACTCGTCCGCCGAGCCGTCAACGAGAATGATCCTGCCCGCACGGGTGAACAGGTGCTGCGTGTTGATGTTCGCGCTGTTTGATGCGACGTACATCGGGTCGATCAGGGAATCGAGCGCATCGAGTTTCTGGTTCGCGATCCGGTTCGCCGTCTGCTGCGGTCCGAATGCGATCTCCGTCTTCGCCACCCCGTCGAACGAGTACGGGTCCGGCATGGGCGAGTAGGAGACGAACATCTTCTGCGCGTTGCCCATCGGGCCTTCGCGGTTCTTCAGGATCACCCGGCCGTTACCGATGGCGATGCAGCGGAAGCGAATGCCGTCCGGGGCGAACTCCTCGGGGACGTACCCGTGCATCTCCCAGATTTCGACCGGCTTGGCGAACTGCTCGGAGGCCCGCGCCTGATAGTCGTACTCCGAACGGTAGGAGACTCGCCGCTGGGCGAACTCACCGGCGGCCTGACCCGAGAGTGGGAAACCTTTCAAGGCCTTTACGGCACCGGGATCGAAGTACGGGGAGGGGCTGTTGGCGTCGGCAAGCAGGTCATCGAGGTCAGCCCAGTAGCGGTGGATCGCCCACGCCATGTCCTGCAGGCGGTTCTTGCCTGGCTGCTGCCAGAAGTCGAGCCGGTCGACGGTTTCCCACGTCGGGCCGTCGAAGATCGTCGACATGGACTCGCGGACCACCGGGACCGCATAGCCGGGCGCGATCTGCTCAAGTTTTCGGATGCGGGTCTTCTCGGTGATGTTCTTCCAGCCGTACCGGGCAACGGCCGTTCCGCAAATGTCGGCCTGCAGGAAGAAATCGGCGGCCTTGAGGATGGAGTCGGCGTCCCGCATCTGGGCCGAGATCAGGACTTCGTTCTTTTTGGCACGAGGGGCGTCCTCGGGGGCGTATCCCTCGAACGATACAATGGGCCACGAGCCGAAGGAGGACTGGACCTTGCGCGCCACGTCCGACTGGATCATCGCGAACGTGAACGGAATGCTCACGTTGTTGCGGAACTGGGCCAGTCGTCCTCGCCAGACACCGCGATAGGTGTCGTACCACTGCTGCAACTTGGAGAACGTGCCATTGTTGTAGCGCAGCGAGTGCTGGCGGCGGGCATCGACGAGTTCAAGGATGCGCGCGGGGGAAACGCGCACCGCCGGGAGTTCCGTCGTGCCTTTGCCGGGGTATGGATCAGCCTGAGCCATCCTTGGCCCTCCTCGGACGGGACTTTATGTCGCAGTGCCCGAAGGTGCAAGAACCGTCTTGAGCCAACGGTCTCGAAAGATGGGCCAGTCCTTCCGCAGTTCGATCTCCGTCCGGTTGAGCTGGTTCGCCCCGAGGTTGTCCCAGATGACCCGGGGAGAACCCGAACCATCCCCGATCGTGTCGTGGACCCGGACTGCAGGGATTTTCAGGGCTCCCGCCAGCGTGATGGGGGCCGACCCAACGCCGATCATGCACCGGCTCCCAGCAATCAGTCGGGCGAGTTTCAGGAAGTCGCCGCCATCGTCGAAGGCGGTCCAGTTCGGGTAGGACGAAAGACCCACCTCCCGGTCCTCCGGGGAGCCGACGAACACGACTTCCTCGAATAGTTCGTGGACATCCTGCAGAATCGAGGAGAGGAACCGCCACATGGTCGGGGTGGAGCGGTTGTGGGGGTAGACGGACTTGCCGTGAATGACGAGCCGATTGGCAGGCGAGGAGTCGTCCACCGACAGGTACGGCATCTCGGCGAACACCTCGGGCGAGACCGAGATAGGCACCTTGCAGTCGTTCAGGCACTGCAGGCTGATCTGGCGAACGGGGAAGCCCCGCAGCCCGAGATGGTAGATCGTGTTCCCTGCGAACTCCGAGGTCTTGAGGTTCATGTGGAATGGCTGCCCGCCGCAGTTCCAGTTCTCCACGCCGGAAATGAGCTTCACCACCTTGATGCCCGGCTGCGCCTCGAACAACGGGACGAGCGGCTTACAGGTGTTCTCGTCCATCCACAGTTCCACGTTCTCGTCGTGCGTCTGGTCGATATAGTGATGGACCACGGGGAACTGCAGGATGGCATCGCCCATTTTTCCTGCAAAAGTAAAGACTGTACTCATGCGATTCTCCTTGTGCGACCGTGGCACCGGCTGCAAAGCCACTGGACTCGCTTCGGGTCCTTGTAATCCTCGTGGTGGGCCTCAATGCGCCTTCCGCTTTCGTGACAAAGCTCGCATTTATCGGGTTTCATCAGCCTCCCAGATCGCACAAGCGCCTTCACGACCCAATGCGCTCGGCGCCATTCTATTGGCGTGGCCTTGAGGCGATTTTTGGTCGCTTCTGGATTCGCTTGGTACTTGGCCGCCCCTCTGGCCCTACCGGATTCTGGGTCGGCCCAGTATTTCCTTCGGTCACTTTCTCGATTTATCCACCGAACTCGGTCCGGATGCGCCTTTTTCCAAGCGACCGAGTTAGCCATTGTACACGCCCGGCACCAAGCATCACGGTATCCAGTTCGTTTGTTTGTTCTAAATGCTACAAGCGGTGGCCTGCAACCGCACTTTGAACAAGGCCTAAAGTCATCACGGATTCGTGGCACTGCAAATGGCCTCCCGAAGTTTGGCGATGAGCCCACGGCGTTCAATGGCGATCCAGCGAAAGGCTTCTCGTGCGTCCGTGTGCGCCCGCAGCACGCGAAGCTGGAAGTCGGACGGCAGGCCATTCTTCTGCGGCTCCTCGGGATTCGGCATGATCCCGTAGTGGTCCATGCGGAACTCACCGGGGCTGGCGAAGGCAATCTGCGTGGCCTCCCCGACGATCTCCAGCGCGATGTCGTAATAGAACTGCGCCGTCCCGAGTGGCACGAACGCCCCGGCGACTTCGATCCACCTCCGGGTCAGCCACGGGAAGTCCATCCGATCCACGGTCCCCGAGTAGGGGGCGATGGCACCGATGCCGCCCTTGAACTCCCTGGCCCTCGCGAGCACCCACTGGTCCCAACCATGCGTGACGTAGGTGGAGTCGTCACAGGCGAGCCCGCAGGCTTCGTAGTCGGGGAAACGCCGGGCCAGTTCATTCAAGGCCGTACAGGCATCCGTTCGAGGCCCGACGATGACCGTGGCCCCGGTGATTTCGTCGTACATCTCGCGCTGGTCATCGTCGACGTACACGGCGATGTCGGCATGAGTGGCCGTCTGTTGGACGGATGCGATCATGTCCTTGAGCCATTCGGGGCGGTCGCGGGATGGGCACATCACGAGTACGCGGCCGTTCATTCGTCGATCCTGAGCCAGCAGTCGTTGTGAACATTACGCGCGGACTTCTTGTAGCCGAAGCCCTCAAGGTAGATGTCGATTGGTCCGACCTTGTCCCATACCTCCACGATCAGAACCTTCGGCTTCCAGCGTTCGATGTCGCAGCCTTTGAGCACATCGAGTTCGGTGCCCTCGCAATCGACGCACAGGATGTCCAATCGCGGCAGCTCCCAGCGGGCGGCGATTTCGTCGATGGTGCGGACCGGGACTTCGACCTGCTTCCACTTCGCGTCGCGCGCGTATAGCCAGCCCTCGACATCCTGGCGCTTAGTGGGGCTCAGGGATGAGAAGGCTTCCGGGTTCTGGGTGTTGATGTGGAAGGCCGCGGTCCCCGATTCCTTCCCCGCCGCGCACTTCTCGACGAACGCGCGGTGCTTCAAGAGCAGCGGGTAGAAGTCCGGGTTGGCCTCGACGGATACGATGGTCCAACCCATCGCTTCCAGCCCGTAGGTCGTGTTGATGCTGATGCCGTCCGAGGCGCCTACGTCGATCCCGCAACCCAAGTAGCCGCGCGGGAACTGGTCGGCGATCCACTGGGCGAGCGTACCGTTGTGCGGCCAGATCTTATGGCTCACGCAGCCAACTCTTTCCGCAACCGCTCGACGTAGACGGGCAGCTTGAGCGAGACGTACTCGAAGAACGCGCGGGCATCCTTGTCGCGAACGTTCTGGTTCGTGTGCTCCAGCCCCTCGTGCTGGACCGCGAACGAGTCCTGCGGGGCGTGGACGATGGCGGTCATCTCGCCGATCAGCCCGGTCAGGATAGGCCACGAGTAGTGGATCATGTCGGGGCAGGCGTAGAAGCCCAGCAGGTCGATCCACTCGCGCGAAACGAACGGCATGTCGACGTGGCCCCCGAGGTTGTGCCACGGGGAGACGACGACGAGCCGCTTGGGGAACGAGGCGAGCGCGGAGAACAGCCATTCGTCCCAGCGCCCGCTCACCATCGTCGTATCGTCGGTGATGAGCCCGTAGGCGGAGTAGTCAGGATAGGCGGCGACGAGGGTGTTGGCGGCGGGCGCGGGGCCGATCCGTGGCCCCCTGTGGACGATGAGTCGTTCGCCCTCCAGTAGCCCGCCGTACATCTTCGCCTGATCATCGTCGATGTAGCACAGCACGTCCGCGCACCTGCTCGTGTCCAAGACGCTCTGGATGGCCGCCCGCAGGTGGTCGGGACGGTTGCGCGAGGGGATGAGGACGGCGCAGCGGCCGTTCACCGGAAGGCGCTTCGGCGGGAACTGCCGGTTCTCCGGCCACGGATCGGGGCTCTGGGTATGGTTCATCGGAACGCCCCATACTTGGAGCGCATCGCCTTCCGAAGGGCGACGATGGCGGCCTTGCGTACGTTGTAGGCCAGATCTTCCAGTTGGCCGTACTCATCTTTTCCAACGTCGAACGAGTCCCTGTGGGGCTCGCGCAGTTTCCAGTCTGCGGGATCGTCCATTGCACTTGCGCCATACTCAGTGTGCGACGCTCCCTCAAACTCAACTGTGACCGAGAACTTCCTGTGTTCGCGTCTCACAGCACGCACTCGATATTGGGAAGGGGGAACCACAGGGTCGCGCCCGCATCAAGCGTCTCGCGTTCACGGGCGATGAACTCGTCGGCAAAGGCCCATGGCAGGACAACGATGTGCCGGGGCCTGTCGGCGCGCATCTCGTCCTCTGACACGACCGGCAGCCACGTTCCGGTCATGCGCTTCTCAAACTTGAGCGGATTGCGGTCGGCGATGGCGTGGAAAGCCTCGTTCATGTCGAGGTATTGCAGCAGCGCACAGCCCTTGGTGCTCGCCCCGTAGAGCCAGAGTTTGCCCGACTGGACGAGCGGTCCGGTGACGAGTTCGCCCATGCGGACCTTCCACTTCATCGTCCGTTCGGCGAACAGGCGGGCATCCTTATCGCTCACTCGCTTGTGCCCGTGCAGGGAAGTCGCACGGGACTTCCCGACCGGTTTCTCGGCGACAACGCGGGCGCTGCCGCCGTTCGTCTCGTTGTACGTCACATCGAGGATGGCAAGGCCATGCCGGGTGTAGAGGGCCTGCAACGAGTGCATGTCGTAGTAGCACAGGTGCTCGTGGCAGATGGCGTCGAAGGCGTTCTTCGCCAGCATCGTGGGCGAGTCGTTGAGCTGGTTGATCCAGACGCCGTTCGGGGAGAGCGCGCGGGCGATGTCGCTGACGAACCCGTTGGGATCGTCGAGGTCGTAGAACATCGCGGCCGAGGTGATGACATCACACGCGCCGGTATTGCTATCGAGTGAGCGCAGGCAGTCGTGGTCGGCGGAGAAGAAGTCGGGGATGACGCTGTCGGCGATGTCCTCCAGTTCCTTCTTGAAGTTCAGTGCCGGTTCGCAGGCGATCTTGCGGAACCCCGGGGGGACCTTCGACAGCAGGTAGCCGTCATTGGCACCGATGTCGAGCCACGTCCCTTCGTGGTGGTAGACGAGGCCGGTCTTGACCACGTCGGCGAGCGCATCCTTCATCGTCTGGTTGACGCTGCTGCGGTACCAGAACTCGCGGTAGAGCAGTTCGGGATCGACGGTGTGCTCCAGTTGCAACAGGCCGCAGTCTTCGCAGCGCATCAGGTTCAATGGAGACCTGGGGAGCGAGAAATCGATCTCGGGCACGAAGTTGACGAGGTACTGGTTGCCCAGAGAGAGCACCGGTTGCAACTTCCCGGCGGGGCAGGAACGGCAGTGGGTGCGCTTCTTGGAGACACTGCTCGGTGCAACCTCGCTGACGGTCATGCTTCCATCCTTGTCGGCGGTGGCTTTCAGTTGCGTGCGTTCCACGGCATCTCCTTGAACATCTTTCCGGCACGGAAGCCGGACTTCCATGCCATCGCCATTGCCCATGCCCAGAA